TATAAACAAATGAACCAACTTCTAACCACTCATCAGGTTTTACGTTGATCGTGACGCTAGGCTTATGCTCACACCAATGCCTCTGATATACTAGCCAAGTCTCTAGCTGTTGTATTGCTGAGAAGTCTTTAGTACACTTAGCTCCTACTGGAGCTTTCATAGGAAAGCTAAACACTGTTGTGTGATCTGGCTTCATAAAGTCAGGCTCATTAGGAATACCTTGGTCTATCATAAACTGAGTAAGAGGGTCTTTGTTGTCTCCTCTAACTGTTCTGATATAAAAAGGTGAGTACCTTGGATGTAGACCACTGGCGCTATCTACAAGCTGAGAGACAGTACCTGATGGCTTCACACAAGTTATAGCAGTACTAGCAGGTATCTCTAGCCTCTCTGACCACTCTTTATTTGTTTTAATAGCTAACTGCCTGAGATGGTTTAGAGTATTAGCCAAATCTTTATTTTCTACAGTTAGAAGTGGGTTGTCCATTATACCTGTTAGACTTACTCCAAGTAGACGTTCCTCTTCAGTGTTCTGCTTCCACGCCTTCCGTAAGTAAGGGAAGTAAGTAAAGGTAGACTGAATGGTTCCTAAGATAGTAGCTAGTCTAACCTTCTTCTCTATTGCAGTAATATCATCTGTAGCTCTCACGACTACTTCAGATAAGTTACAGAACTGCATAGGCCTCAAGCTGATCTCTGAACACGGATTACAACCGAAGTCCTGATCTGCATCCCGTCTACCACTTTGTTCCGCAATACGCTTACAGGCTTCTCTGTTGAAGATACCACGCTCTCCGCTTCCGCTTTCTACTAGTGCAGTCCACTCCCGTATAAACGACAATGCATCAGGAGTTTCAGTGTAGACTACGCTATTGTTAGCCAAGGCTCTGTGTGGAGCATTCTCCCACCACTTACCTGACTTAGCATGACGCATTCTATCGTCTGACAGATTAGATAGGGATATCATAGCTGAACGTCTAACCCCACCCATCACAATAACTTCACCTATTTTGCACATGATATCATGGCATTCCATAGAATATAGTTTTCGTCCTTGGGCATTCTTAAATGTAGATATACAAAAGTTAAACAAATCTACTAGTGGGGCAGGGCCACTGGCTCTACCACCAAAGGTCTTCAGTCTAGCTCCTGCAGGTCGTACTTTTGATACATCCCACTGAGGTATCTCTCCTGCCCATAGCAATGCTAGAACCTGTCTAAAGCCTTTGGCCCATCCACGTTTACTATCCTGTATAACCACTGTGGTGTCTGAAGAAAAAAGGTTCTCAGGCACTTCTGGCAGTTTAGATGTGTACTGTCTCTCTACACTAAACCCTACGCCTGTTCCATTGAGAAGTATATACATAGCTTCATCAAAGGCTTTAGGGTCATCTACTGGTAGATAGGAACAGTTGTACATACAGGTATTGTCTCTCTCAGCAGCAGGTCCTGCAGTCATAAGTGACCTCATTGAGGGCATTATACTAAGACCAAGAATAGCATCCCGTATTTCATCCACATAGGAGTCACTACCTATAAGAGGTCGAACTACGTGGTCCATATACCTCTCTACGGTTTCACTCCAATTTTCCCTTCGCTTCTCATTATCTAGCCACCTTGCATAGCGAGAAGTGGCTATAAAGGTTTGGTAATCAGTTGGTAAATAATTGTTCATCTTCTTCTCATTAGGTAAGGGGCCTAACCCGAAATACTTTCTCTGAGCATTGGTGTAGGCCATTGCTTCGATATCGTCCCGTGATATCATGTTAGTTTAGTTGTCGTTGTATTTAGAATCTTTCTCCAGAATGGAGATAAGTCGGTCTATGTACCATCTGCATTTATATAAGTCTTGCAGAGCTTTTTCCTTGTAGGGCCACCGCCACAAGTATTTAAAGGCTGACTGCCAACAATAGGCAGCATGGCCTGAAATATCTGATCCTTTAGTCATAGCTTCCATAGCATCTATGCATTCTATAGAAGAGTTGTTGTTATAGTGAGGTGGGTTGTCCACCATATCTAATCCAATAGTATCAGAGGTGAGAGTTAAATCTTCACCTATAGTAATAGTATCTTTATGAATGTGAGGTATGCTCATTAGTGTATCCTGTCCTTGGGTTTTAGTTTAATAACATTACTTTTATTTTTGTCTTTACTTTTATTTTCTTCTATAGCATCCATAAGAGCTTGATCTGGTTCAAACACAAAATCACTTCCAAAGTCTTCTCCTGATAGCGCCTTTGATATATCAGAAAGTTGTCTAAGCATACCACCAGTTACAGCAAACCCTTCCATGTTTATTTTAAGATCATGCACTATACCATTTAACATATCAATATAGAAAATGTTTTCTCCATCATTTTCTTCTAAATCAATATTATGTGTTACTTCTAAGTCTACTGCTTCTGTTACTGGGTTTATAAATATATCCAAACGCAAACTATTTTTCTTTATATTATTTACCACTTAATTTACCTTTCTCGTGCAAACTAAAGAAATGCTCTGCATCCACAACTACAAGTGGTTTCTTTCTGTCTGCTTTTAATACTACTAAAGGTTCTGCTTTCTGTGGGCAGTTCTCAATAGCTTGATCCATTAGTTTATAAACTGCAAAATTCTTATACGCCTTACACTCAATCGAATAAGGAAATATCTTACGGGCTGCAGGGCTGAGTTGTACGTCTTCACCACCTGCCCCCATAGAAGTGCTACGACAATCATCTGGCTCAAGTTTAGGAAAGATAGATAGTATCTTATCCCTAACCCATTGCTGATGCCGCCTACCTTTAGCTTTAGCTGATTGAACACTTATAACCATTTAGGCAATTCAATAAAGGTATAACTACCCCATCCCGTGCCATAGTCCAAAGATTGATCTGCAAATGCTATTTGATCTATTGTGTCATGCATACGCTGCGTTGCACTCTCCATTAGTTCTGGAGTTATAACGTGCATATGTGCAACATACGGACTAGACTTTTCACAGGTTATGAATGAAAATGAGTTAACATTAAATCCTGCTAGTTCTATTACATACTTATAGAACGCTGCCTGAATATCATAAGCGTATTTAAAACATTCTTTGGAAAAACCTACAGGAGAAGCATCTAATGTTGTTTTAACATCATACACAGCGCCATCTGCAGTAATCATAAGATCAGGTCTAGTTTTTAATTCTAATCCCGTTCTTTCACATTTAACAAATATACTAACCTCAGTCATCCTATCTTTGTGTCGTAAAACTTTACCACACTCAGAATGATCCAAAGCAGACTTAGCCATTCGGTGAGCCATATGATACTCTACTTCATTAAGAAGCACCTGATCCTCTGTAAGACTTTCTTCTAATTTTTTGAACGCCTTAGAAGTTTTAGTCTTTGGCCCTTTTACTACTAAGTCTCTATGCTCTTCTAACAGTAGGGCATGGACTGCCGTACCAAGATTAAACGCTGTAGAGTTTTTATTCTTTTGGCCCTTCCAGTGGGCAAGAGACTTTTTATAGACTGTCTTTACAGTAGATGAAGAGATACCATTCATAGAATGATACCTCTCATTAGACATATCTTTTATTACGCCCATTAGACTGCGGCTGCTACATAGTCCTGAGATAAGTCTTCTACTGCATCATACAATTCTGCAGCTTCATCCTCATCCTGAACAACCCTTCTTGCATTTTTATATGCCTCGTCTATTCGAGCATTCTCTGATTTAACCAAACCGAAAACGTGTTTGATACTTTCGTCAGCCATCTCATCCATAGTAATAATATTGTTAAACTGTGGAGTAAAATGCATTACATAGTATGATGCACCTTTAGGAGACTTACGTTTTTCTGCACGAAGTACACTTTCAAAGTCCCATATATTCATGCCCTGACGCATCTTGTTGATAACATCGTGGTAAAATGGACCATAGTTCTTACGCTTCAAAGAAAGTACACACGGCTGATTTTCGATAGTGACCTCTTTACCTTGGGCAGTCTTACCAGTGTATGATACTACTCCTCTAATGATACGGTATCTATCTATTCCGTTATACTTCTCACGCTCCTTGGGGTCCATAGCCTGTTGATCTTCAAAAGTAGGTAGGCCACACATGACTCCACCCATCTGATCCCTAGCTTCCTCACGGTTGTTTTTTACCAACAGAGATTTATTAATTAATTTGCCATCATCCCAATGTTGGTACTGGATATGATTGCTGAAGGCACGAAGCCTTACGTTGTCCTTTGCATACACCCGATCTTCTGGAGTGTTAAGAAAGAATGCGCCTAGAGGTATTTGATTACCATCGGCATCCTCACCAAAGGAATTTATTTTGAGTGTCGGAATACTGGGAGATTTTGCTCCTACAGACGCTCCTAGCTCTTCACTTATTTCAGCCAAACTCAAGCCATTTGTTTCTACTAATTCACTCATTTGAGTATCCTTTTATTAAGAGATTTCATTTTATCATTACTAGCTAAACTAATCAAGCATATTCTTTCTGGTCTAGCCAATTATTTCCCCCTGAGATTTCTATATCAAGAGGTACTACCATATTATAGTTCCACCTTCTTTGTGCTTCTTCGTTAACACCTGTCATGGCCCAAGTTAAAGCATCCTTAACCGTATCTAATTCGTTAGGATAAACATCCACACAGATACTATCATGCACAGTAAGTATGAGTTTTGATTTAAGATCAAGTTCCTTAAACTTACGTCTTGCTCTTATACAGGCTAATTGAACAATGTCGGCTGCAAATCCCTGTACGGGATAGTTTAGTATCTGAGTTGCATTACTAACTCTATCTTTCTTAACCCGTACCACAGAAGGCCAATAATATTGTCTGCCACTTGGAGTTTCCACAATACCATTTCTAAGCGCACCATCCATAAGTCTTTGATGCCAAGAATATATACCTTGGTACACCTCATAAAACTTTCTGAAGTATGCCCTGATATGCTCTGCCTCTCCTGCCCCAGTGCCGCCAAAAAGAGGCAAGAAGGTATAGGCCTTTGCTTTTTGACGCTCATCTTTGGTAACATCTTCAGGAGTT